ATTATCGAAGAACTGAAACCGATGATTACCGGGGGCGACGGGCTTGAGATTGAAAGCAAGGGCGTCGACCAAATCAGCGCGGACATTTGCGGCAATTTCATGTTCAATTGCAACAGCAAATCAGACTTGCCGAAGACGAACGACGACCGCCGCTATGCGGTCTTCCACTCCGCGCAACAAAGCGCCGCGGACGTGACCCGGGACGGCATGGGCGGGGACTACTTCCCCAAAATCTATACTTGGTTGCGGGCCGAAGGCTACGCCATTGTTTCGGACTTCCTGTGGACCTTCCCTATCCCGAACGAATTTAACCCCGCTGTGAGTGCCGGCGGCATGCTGCATCGTGCCCCCGACACGTCAAGCACGGCCGCGGCCATTGAAGCCAGCCGGGGCGGCGTCGAGCAAGAGATTTTGGAAGCCATCGAACAGGGCTTGCCCGGATTCTCCGGCGGCTGGATATCGTCTATCCAACTCGACCGCCTTCTGGAACGTATCGGCGCCGGCCGCCGCGTCACGCACTCCAAGCGTAAGGAAATGCTCCGCGACCTGGGCTATGACTATCACCCCGCCTTGGTCGACGGTCGCGTCAATAATCTGGTGCTTCCTGACGGCGGCAAGCCGCGTTTGTTCATCCATGAAGCCAGCCCCGCCCGCCACATTCAGGTCGCCGCCGAAGCCGCCAAGGCTTACGAACAGGCGAACAACACCGGCCGCGTGCCGTTCCCCCTTGCCCCGGTCCACGCATGATGAACTATCGCCAGCCCCACACGCACGCGACTTGCGGCTTCTGCCTGCAACCCAAAATTATCAGGTCGAAGCCGCACGAAACCAAAAGCGGCCAGCCGATTTGCCCGGATTGTCTGGACGATTGGAATAAATGCTTTCCCCCGTTGACAACGGTAAATAATTTACCTAAGATGCAACCCGTATTAACTAACCTGGAGAGGTGAACAAATGGAAGATTTCGACAGCAATCTAACGGCCGGCAACGTCAAAGCCGCCATGAAGGAAGCCGGGGCCGTGAGTGCGGACCTGTGGCAAGTGGCGCCCGACCGGCTCCGCGTGCTGGAAGGCTTTAACGCCCGCGTGAAGAACGAAGCGTACACCGGCCGCGTGCGCTGGATTGCGGACAGCATCAAGGCAAACGGCTATTACAAGGACAAGCCTTTGTCGGGCTTCGTGGCGCGTGAAGACGGCGTCGACGTGATCTACGTCACGGGCGGGCACCGCCGGCACGAAGCGGTCAACCTGGCAATCAGTGAAGGCGTGGAAGTGCCCCACGTCCCGGTCGTTATCAAGCCCAAGGGCACCGGCATGGAAGACCTTACCGTCGACCTGATCGTAGGCAACGAAGGTGAACCCCTGACCACCTACGAACAAGCGGTCGTGTGCAAACGCCTGGCCGGCTTCGGATGGGACAGCAAAGAGATTGCCCGCCGTGTGGGCTACTCGACCGCCCAATACGTCGACGGCTTGCTGGCGCTGGCCGCCGCCCCGCTCCCTATCCGCAAAATGGTAATTGAATCGGTCATATCGGCCACGACGGCAATTGACGCAATCAAGAAGCACGGGGACAAGGCGACCGACGTGTTGCTGGCCGCCGTGGTCAAAGCCGGGGGCGGACGTGTGACCGCCAAGGCCATGCCCGGGGCCGACTTCAAAAAGGCTGTGAAGAAAGCGGCGCCGGTCTTCTACGATACGTTGACCAAGGTGCAGGCCGACCCGGGATTCAAACACCTGTCCCCGGAGCTTCGCAAGGCCCTGGCCGAACTCTTGGGCGGCATCAAGAAGCCGGAATAAAAATAAATTTGAGATTGCCCGCCGCGTGCGGGCTTTTTCTTGTTGACATAGATAAATAATTTATCTATACTGGCTCCATCAACTCAACGAACGGAGCAAAGAGAATGGAAAAGGTACTTACGGCACTTGCACAATATGGCGCAACTCTCGGTCTACAAGGCCAAATCTGCCGGGGCGACAAAACACTTGGAGTTTGCGTAGTCATCAAAGGTAAGCGAGTCCGCTTTCAATCCAGCACTTCCGGCAATCTTCTGGCATCCGGCCCTATTGCAGAGTCGACGGTCGAAAAGTTTGTTGAATCATTTTGGATGTGGACGAAGCCATGAGCTACCGCGAACGCGATATAAAGCACGAAGCCGGCAGCTATTGGGTCTTGGATACCGGCAAAGCCTATGCCGTGATGGTGCAAGGCGTGACTTATAGCACAAGCGACAGTGCTTATCCCCGCGACCCGGACGGCTTGAGCATCGCCGTCGCCCGTTGCAACTACCTGGCCGCCAAGCGGCCCGATACTCATTTGTAATCAGGGTCGCCCGGCCATGGCTCCCCGGCCTGGTCGGGTACGGGGCGACCATCGGCCGCCGGCCCGAACGCGGCACGCCTGACGGCCACGACGTCCGCCTTGTGGGCCTTGAGCATGCCGTCGGTTATCTGGCGAAGCTGGGGCACGTCTTCATTGTGGCAATAGAACGCATACAACCCGGTTCCGCCCGCCTTGTCCTGGGGCAGATGCCGCGGGTCGACGTCGCCTAGTTGCAACATCGGGTAACGCATGACGGCCAGCGCCCACGCGGAAGCCGCCAGCGCATCCCGGTCGCTATCGTATGCCCTGATTCGCACCTTGACCAATTCCGCCTTGGCTTCACGCTTCGCGGCCGCCATAGGGTCCGCAATTTTATTCCGGTTGCCGTTGATGCACTCCGAACACGTCCCGGATTGCGTGTAACGCTTGGCGACGTGCCCATTCTTGCAGGGCTGGCCGGTAAAATAGGTCGCTTGTTGTTTTTCCTTGGCTTCCGCACGGGATAGGATTTGCATAGGATTCCCCTTAAATTTAGCCGACATGATACCCCGAAGCCGACGCCGTGCGCAATATATCCCGGCGTTTTATAGGATTTTTACCACCCCGGCCCGGTTTTGCGCATGGGGTCTACTCCGCTGGCCGTATACACGTCATATACATATGATATGACATAGCATAGTATAGGATGCTATCTGTACGTATACAATCTATATATTTAACGGGGTATAGGGGTATAGAGAGAAATAGAGTAATAGAATCAAGGGGTTACGTTACCACACCGTAAAATTTAGGGCCGGGGTTGAATGGGGTATTAGGGAAATGGGCCACGCCGCCCGGGGCGACGCTTCGTTGTGGTTGCCACTTGTGGCCGCTTGGCGCTATCATTTGGGCACTATGAGCCTGACACCCAAACAACGCCGATTTGTGAATGAATACTGTGTCGATGAAAACGCGACGCAAGCCGCCATTCGCGCCGGATATTCGGCAAATGGCGCCGGTCAACAGGCCCATTTGCTATTGAAAAACATTGAAATTTCTAAGGCGATCAAAGAACGCATGGAAGAACTGGCCGTCGCGGCAAGCATTACGCCCGAATGGGTCGTCGGCCAGTGGGCCAAGATTGCAACGGCGAACCCTAACGCCCTGGTTCAAGTTCGACGGACCTGTTGCCGCCATTGCTACGGCTTCGGCCATCAATACCAATGGACGGAAGCGGAATATGCCAGGGCCGTCGACCATGCGATTGACAACGGCAAGGAAGCCCCGGACGGCATGGGCGGCTTCGGCTACGACCCGAACAAGGAACCGGCCAAGGATTGCCCGGAGTGCGGCGGCCAGGGATTTGCCGACGTGCATGTGGCCGATACCCGCAAAGTCCGGTCGCCCCTGTACGCTGGCGCCGAGCGCACGCGCAACGGCATCAAGATCAACATGCGGGACCAAGACGCCGCCGTCGCCAACCTGGCGCGATACTTGGGCATGATGGTCGACAAAAAGGAAATCAGCGGCCCCGGCGGCGGCCCCCTGGCAATGGCGCACCTGTCCGCGGAAGACTTGAGCGACGACCAGCTTGCCGCAATTCTCAAGGCGTCCGATGCTACCGACGAAGCGTGAAGCGGCGGCCGAACTCTTGCGGCGCCGTGAAGCCCGTCGGAGCCTGGCCGCTTACATCAATTTCACTAATCGCAAGTACAAGCAAAGCGGCTTTAGCGCGGCCGTATGCGCGGCCCTCGACCTGTTCATCATCGACATGCAAGCCGGCCGGCGGCCAATTCTGGTATTGCAGGCCCCGCCCCAGCACGGCAAGTCGGAGATTGTCAGCCGCAAATTGCCGGCCTATATCCTGGGCCGGTTCCCTGATTGGCGCATAGGTGCGGCCAGCTACGGCGACGACCTGGCCGGCGCCATGGCCCAAGACGTGCGGCGCAACCTGGCGTCGGACGAACACCGCCGCTTGTTCCCCACGGCCGTGGAGAAACGCCGCTATGACGTCAACCGCACCGGGGAATTTACGGCGCCCGGCGGCGCTGGCGGCTACATCGGCGTCGGCGTCGGCTCCGGCCTCACGGGGCGCCCGGTCGACGTGGGCATCATCGACGACCCGGTCAAGAACGAAAAAGAAGCCTTGAGCCCCACGACCAAGGGAGGGCATTGGAACTGGTATCAATCCGTTTTCACGACGCGGCTTTCGGAGAACTCCGGGCAAATCATCATGGCGACAAGCTGGGCCGAAGACGATTTGCCGGCCCGCATTTGCTCCCACTTCAAGGGCGACCCGCGGCTTACCGTGTTGCGCTTCCCGGCAATCAACCTGCCCGGGGAAGTGGGCTACAACCCGAACTTGCCCAAGGGGCCATTGGTCCCCGAACTTAAAAGCCTGGCATTCCTGCAAGAAGTCAAAGGGCTGTTTTCCGACTACTGGTGGGCGGCCATGTACCAGCAATGCCCGCGGGCGCTGGGCGGCAACGTCTTCAAGGAAAGCGGTTTGCGCTACTACTTCCCCAAGGACTTGCCGGCCAAATTCGACAAGGTCTTGGCTTCCTGGGATTGCACATTTAAGGACACGGACGGCACGGACTTTGTCGTCGGCCAGGTTTGGGGGAAGGCTGGAGCCAATGCCTACTTGCTGGGCCAGGTTCGCGCCCGCATGTCCTTTACCAAGACCGTCGGGGAAGTCATCAAGCTAAAGAACGAATGGCCCAAGGTCCGGGAAATCCTGATAGAAGACAAGGCCAACGGCCCCGCGGTTATCGACACCCTCAAGGGCTCCGTTTCCGGCATCATCCCCATAGAACCGGACGGCTCCAAGCTGGCACGGGCGCACGCCGTAACCAGCTATTGGGAAGCGGGTAACGTGTGGCTTCCGCACCCGGATTGGAGCGACCACCTATTCCGCGGCGACGGCAAGGTCAAGGAGTTGGTCGGGGAACTTACGGCATTCCCGGCCGGCGCCAATAACGACCAAGTCGACGCCACGACCCAAGCGTTGCGCCGCCTCTTCCCGCTGTTCAACAAGCTGAAAATTACCCAAGAGGCCCTTAACAAAGCCATGGGTCGGGGATAGCCCCTTGCGGGGCTTGGGGTTACCTGTATTGCCTGGCTAAAAATTCATCTTCGTCATAACCAAATAGCGTACTCTTGTTGGGGTCTACACTTTCGA